GCCGATGACTCGCCGCTGCGCTGCATGCTGGTGTCGCCCGCCCAGTACCTGGCATTCAGCCAAAGCACGAACTTCCGCCAGTTCCAGGCCAACGCCCTGGCACGTGCCTCGAAGGCGGAAAACCACCCGCTGTTCCTGGGCGAGGTCGGTCTGTGGAACGGCATCTTGCTGGCCAAGATGCCCAAGCCCATCCGCTTCTACGCGGGCGACCCCATCCAGTACGCCGCGAGCAACACCAGCGAGGCGGAATCCACGGCCACAGTGCCCGCCAGCTTCGGCACGACCCACGCGGTGGACCGCGCGCTGCTGCTGGGCGGCCAGGCGCTGGCCCAGGCCTTCGCCGCCTCGCGCCACGGCGGCATGCCCTTCTTCTGGAAGGAAAAGACCTTCGACCACGACGACAAGATGGAGCTGCTGGTCGGCGCCATCCTGGGCATGGCCAAGGTGCGCTGGGCCATCGAGCAGGGTAACGGCACGCGGCACATCACCGACCACGGTGTGATCGCCATCGACACCGCAGTGCCGATCATCGGCGCTCGCCAGTAAGCAAGGTCCGGGGCGGCTTGATGCCGCCTCGACGCAGTTTCACCGAACATTTTGGAGGCTCACATGGCCACGATCACTAGCAAGAACGACCCGCGCCTGAACGTCGGTCGCACGCCCTGGGGCAACGCGCACCAGCTGCAATACACGCTCCAGACCAAAGCCAACGGCGCCCCGGTTGACGGCTCCACGGACGGAAACGCGCCCATCGCGTCGGGCGACAAGGTGGTGCTGGGTCGCATCCCGGGCGGCTCCGTCTTGGGCGACTTCATGGCGGTGGTCTCGACGGCCTTCTCCGCATCCGTGGTGGGCAAGCTGGGCTTCGAGTACGCCGACGGCGTGGACGATGCCCTGGTGCCACAGGACGACGACTACTTTGCGACCGCCCTGGCGCTGAACGCCGCCGGTGTGCTGCGCAAGACGACCACCACCCCGGTGGTGACGCTGAACAAGGACGCCGTTTTGATCCTGACCACCGACGGCGCGGCCAATGCCAAGGCCGCGCGCGTGGACATCGTGCTGTACGTGGCCTCCGAAGGCACGCCTTAATCGGCAGCGACCGCAGCGACAGGCCGGCTCGTCCGGCTTGTCGCGCATCCAACACCCGCACAAGGAGCCGGCCATGAACCTGGTCAATCTCAAATACGTGGGACGCAAGTTCTACAAAGACCCCTTCGACAACGCCTGGAACCCCGGAGACACCCAGCTGGTGCCCGGCGACCAGGCGGCCAAGCTGCTGCGTCATCCCGAGTTCACGCAGCCCAGCAAGGCCAAGGCCAAGGAGGCCGAGCCGACCGCCGACGCCAAGAAGGAGCTGACGCAGGACGAGGCAGCTCAGGCCGCAACCGCGCGCGCCGAGCAGGTGGAGCAGGAGCGCCTGGCCGAGGAAGATCGCCAGCGCGCCGAGGCCACCAAGAAGGAAACCCGGCGCAAGAAAGCCGAGCAGGACGAGGAGCGCGCCAAGGAAAACATGCTGCTCACGGTGGAGAGCATGGACAAGGGCGCGTTGGAAGAATACGCCCGCAAGTACGACGTGGAGCTGGACAAGCGCGGCGCTGTGACCAAGCTGCGCTCGGAAGTCTCCACCCTGATCGAGCAGTTCGGGGTGCGCTGACATGACGCTCGAGCAGCTGATCGCGCGCTTTCGCATCGAGGCCGACGACCTGGTGCCCAACCCCTACCTGTGGCAGCGCGACTGGCTGGCCATGTGGTTCTCGGAGGCGCAAGACGAGGCCGCGGTGCGCGCGAGGCTGCTGCTGGACGACTTCACGGAGTCTGTCACGCAGATTGAAGTGACGGCCGACGTGGACGCCTACAAGCTGCACCCGAAGGTCTATGAAATCGTCCGACTGGGTTTCAAGCCCGCGGGCGACGAGCGCACCACCGGGATTGACCTGGTGACGCGCGAGCGGCTGGACCGCGACTACAGCGACTGGCGCACGCGGCCGGCCGGTGACGTGCGCTGGGCGATGCAGACCGACACCCGGCTGCGCCTGGGCCCGGTGCCGTCCAGGGACGGCGTGCTGCACATGGAGGTGTACCGGCTGCCGCTCAAGCCTCTGGTCAACGACGGCGACAAGCCGGAGATCCACGAGGCGCACCACCACCAGCTGGTGCAATGGGTGCTGTACCGCGCATTCAGCAGGCCAGACGCCGACACGCACGACCCTGGCCGGGCTGAGAAGGCCTACGCCGAGTTCGAGCGCTACTTCGGGCGCAGCCCCGACGCTGATCTGCGGCGCTCAACCCGCCACGACCTGCCGCAAGTGAACGTGTCCTACTTCTAGCCCCGCGTGGGGTTTGCCGGGCTCGGCGGCTACCGCGAGACTGGCCGCAAGATCACAGAAAGGCCAGCCATGTACGGCTTCAACCCCAAGAACAAGCCCGCCCCTGCGCCCTATGGCGCCCGCGGCGTGGACCAGGTGCGCGCGCCGATCCCTGTCATGCAGGCGATGGGCTTCGCGCAGATGCCTGTAGAGCAGCCGCAGCAGATGCTGGCCGACGGCGGGCGCGTCCGCGCGCGTGGCGAACAAGGGGGAGGCTTGAGCCGCGATGCCGTCATGGAAGCCATCCAGCGCCAGGCGCGAGAGTCCGCACAAGCTCAGGAGCAAGAGCGCGCCAAACAGCGCAGCGGAGTCGGCGCATTGCCGGCGGATTTCCTGCGCAACCCCATGGCCATCATGCGCGAACGTGAGCGCCGCGCCGGCGAGGCCTCTGGCTATGCCAGTGGCGGTGTGATCCGCGGCCCAGGTACGGGCACCAGCGACTCCATCCCTGACGAAATGCGGCCTGGCACTTACATCCTGCCGGCCGACACCACCGCCCAGCTGGGCCTGGACGATGACAAGGTGCCCGTGCGCGTCAGCAATGGCGAGTACGAGCTGCCGCCCGAGCAGGTGCAGGCCATTGGCGCCGCCGTGCTCGATGTGGTCAAGGGAGCGACGCACACGCCGGTGGCCCAAGGGTTTCGCCCGCGCGGCGAGCGACAGGTGTTTGCCGATGGTGGGCGGGTCAAGCGCGACGAAGAACAGGAGCGCCTGCGCCGGCAGACAGAAATGTATGTACTCGGTGCGCAAGAGGCGGCAGCCACGCGCGCGGCTGCCCAGCCTGCGCCGCCTAACAGCTTCGGTGATGCCGCAGCGGCCATGAACAATCCCGGCACGGTGCAAGGGCGTAGCGCCTTGGGGAGCGTGGCGACGCCGGCCACAGCGCCAGCCCCTGTAGCAGCTGCCGAGCTGCCGGAGTGGTCGCGCGACCAGTCCAGCTATGGCGACCAGATGCGCAGCGTAGGCCAGGCGCTCATGAACGTGCCCAAGCACATCATCAGTGCGCCGGGCTACGGATTCAACTCCGAGATGCGGCGCCCCGGCGAAACGTCCGAGGCGTTCGCACAGCGCCGCGCCGGCCCCTCACCCCAAGCCGCTCCCGCGATTCCGGCGCCCGCGCCCGCCCCGGCAGCGCCCACTGCAGCCAGTGTGATCGCGCCGTCCGCAACGACGGTGCCCACGCCGGGCACGGTGGCCAACCCGGTCAACGGTGCAGTGACGCAGCCCGATCCACGCCCCATGGGCGACCTGATCGCCAACCAGGCCCAGGC